ACCCTCCCCGTAATGCGCGTTACCCGAAACAGCTATTGCAGTACAAGGTGGGTGTAATATTACTAAGTCCCACGCCGCCCGAACACGGCTGGAGGTCGCATGAGTAAGCGTTCGCTCCTTTTTTAAGCATTTCCTTTAAAACGGTTTGGCTTTCCTCGCAGCCTATTAAAACGTTCATAATTATTTATTTTACGGGCTTACACGAACCCGCCTTTTAGCAAAATATCCAAAAAGCTTTCGCCGCTCTTCGCCATGCGCAGCCGCGCCGTCCGTAATTCCGTATCTCCGCATCGGCCGTAATTGCGCGCCACGTGTTCGGCGCGCGTTAGCGCCTGGAGGTTGTCGGGCGCGCAGTTCATACTATCGCCGTCCAGGTGGACCACGACGCGCCCGGTGATGTTGAGCCCGGCACGCTGCGCGACAACTCGAGCGTAAAGGCGGGGCGCCTGGTCGGCGCTCAATCTTACCCACATACGGCCACCGGCGGCCCAGGGCGCGCCCACGGGCCTAAATGCGTGGTGATCGACGCCACGCGGCCCGGTCTTGCCTTTGTTGGCGGGGTTGGCGTATAGGGGCGATCCTTTGCGCTTCGACGCCAAGCCCATGCGCGCCGCTTTCGCTTCGACGGCGGTAGCCGTCCGACCGTGGCGGCGTGCTATGCTTGCGGCGCGTTCGCGTCCGTACGTGGCGGCCAGGTCGCGCTCCTGCGCGTCGGTCCATCTCACAACCTTTGCACTTTGCCGGTACCGATGGCGAACGTTTGGCGCATTCCGTCGCGCTCTTCCAGGTCAATTTCGCGGGCGTCGATCGTTGGGTCGTCGAGGATAGGCGCCAGGTGGTCGGGCACGTCGATAGGTTCGCGGCCGGTAGACACCAACGCGCCGAACAAATACGTACAAACTTCGGTGATTATTGTCATGGCTTTTTGATTTTGCACGGGCACGTTGTTCTTACGTATTGTACCGGACCGCGTGCCGACGCGGGTATCGTTTTGCTAATCCAGCCGGACCCGCCGCAAAGGCACGCGCCGCGCGTTGGCGCGGGTTTGCGCGTTGGCGCGGGTTCTGGCTGCTTTTCCTGTTTTACGACCGTCTTGGCCGTTTTGTTGCGGTTGCGAAGCATTACGTTTTTTCTTTTTCGCCGCGCGGCCCCCAGCCTAAAAAGGCTAAAAGCAGGCGGACGCGGTTAAATATTCGTTTCATCGCTCAGACCGTCGACGTACTCAGACGTTCGCCGCGCCGCGTCGATAATCTGAAAAAAAGTGTATGCGGCGGCGAACCCGCCCGAAACTGCGATTTTGCCGGTAATTTGTCGGCTTAACGTCGTTTCGTTCAACGGGTTGCGCCCTTTGGCATCCTTACCGGCGGCGGCGTTGAACGCGGCCACAAAGGCGCGACGCGTATCAAACGAACGGTCTACTAGGTACTGGAGTTGTTTAGAGGTCATTATCGGCGGTATGTGTAGACGTGAATAAGTAAGATGTCAACGGCGAAGATGTGGCCGTCGTAAAAGACGGCAAACAAGCTACGATATTCGAAGGCGCCCGCGAAGGTGCAAATTTCAATACCGTGTTTAAATGAGATCAGTTTAAAGTCCATTATCGGCGGTTTTTGCGGCGCGCCATCTTGGCGGCCCGGTTTTTTGATTTGGTAATCTTGCGCGCAGCGATCGCGCGGCGGCGGTGCAACTCCAGGGCGATACCCGCAACGGCGCGGCGGCGGTACCCTGGGTGCGTCGGCTCAGTCGCGGATAGCATCGGAGCCGATAACGGCGTCTCGATGTCGAAAAAGTCGTTTGACATTAGTAATTATTTAGTGCTTCGTGGGCTAACCGCCCTAAAGCCTTTATGAAATTTACCGGACCTTCGCCGGTTATGCTTTGTTCGTGGCCGCAAAACGTCGCGGCTATTGTCCACTGCTCCGACGGCGCGCTTGGTTCGTGCTCTTCGTACGTCCAGGCTTTTTCGGCTTCTGAGCGCCCGACGCCGCGCGGCGTCAATACTACGCCCGAACTACCGAAATAGTGAACGTGGTGCCCGGCTCCCATTTTTTCGACGTAGTCGCGCGCATCGTCGTATAACGATAAGTTTGCGGGCGTGCCGTTCCACTTTAGGCGGACGCCGTACGGGGTCGTTGTCATTTCGGTGTCTTTCATTCCTCCAGGCGTCTTTCTATCGCCCTAAAAAACTCTAAGACTAATTCGTCGGACGTCTTTTCGGCGTTTAGGTTTTCCGGGCGGTTGTTCAAATACTCAACCAAGGCGCGCAGAAATTCGACGCCGTTAAGGTCGTCTTTTTGGTTTTTCGCCATGTCGCGCAGTTGGGCGGCGGTAAAATGCGTCATTGTTTTGGTTGTTGCGGGCGCGACTGAATGCCGCGCCCTGGGTTTGTTTTTTTTTTGGAAAGGCATTATACACATCTATGCCTTCTTAACCATACCTTTCGGTAAGGCTTTGGCTTGTACATTTACAGGTTTTACATCTATGTGCAGCCCTCTCAAACAGATGTCCGATACTTTCAGTTCTTCGAGACTCCTTAGGCCCACCGCTACGAATCCTGTGGGATCTATCGTGTCTGGCATTTGGATTATAATACCTTTAACCTCGAAGGTGCTGTCATAAAAGCTGCCTAATCTGTTCGGTTCTGTATAGACCACCCGGCCATTGCCGTTTTCGGGCCGGATAACCCGATAGTTTGCCCAGACCGACGTGGTTACGTCAATGGCAGTGCCGGACTGAGCTTGCTCGTTGTCCCGCCTCCAGCTACCACCGTACGAGTAGTGACGCTCTGTTTCTGTGAAGACTTTTGGTATAGACACAACGAAATCAAGGATAGCGACTTCTTGGTCCCCGCCTATTTGCCCTGGGGTTATTTTACTATCGGCAGCCGCTGACTCAGGCTCCGCTTCTTCCGACACTACCGCCCTCTCCCAGCCAAATATCTTCAGCTGTTTTTCCGCCTCTCTTCGGGTGCGGAAAGTTAGCTCTGCTCCGGTAATTTTTTTTACAAGGAATTTCATCATTTTAAAATTTGCGGCCGTGGCCTTTGTTAGTTGATAGGTCAAATCTACGGACAACTTTACACTATTGCAAGCTTTTTATAAATTTTAACATTTCCTTAACGTTTTGGGCCTTTTTCAGCGTCCTTAACCCACTTCTCAGCGTCTTGCTTCGCGGCGCGCCTGCTTAACAGGTTACCGATTTTGTAGAAAAAAGTGAAGCGGACGCGGCCCGCATCGTCGACCACTTCGACCGTACCGGCGCGCTTTTCGCCTGGCGCCTTGCCTATTAAGGTTTTACCCGTGCGGATCTTCATTTTTGGGGTTTTGCTTCGTTAGTGTATATACGCGTTCGCCGCGTATCTTTTCGGACCCCGTAACGACCAAACCGCCGTTTTGCAGGGCGGCCGCTTCGGCGATCGTTAGGTCGCCGTTCGTTTTGATCGTGGCGCCCGTCTTGGTCACCTTGGCGGCGGCGATTTTGCCGCTTTTGAATAAGTCGTTAATTCCCATGAGGTATAAAAGGTTGGAGGGCGCTACGATCGTAGCGCCCAGGGTTTGTTGTTTATTTTTTCGCCCAGGTTTCGTTTTCGGTGTCTGCGAAAACTTCGGAGGTCCCGACCATTTTACCGTTTGCGAACTTCATAACTTTAGCGGAGTTAGAAAACCCTAAAATGGATGCCATAAATACCTGGAGGGCGTTAAAATCAAAAAACCACTCAGACGTTAGGTTTTCACCGGTTAGTGTTTCGTAGGAGACTAAAAAATTTTCCATAAAGCCGAAGTTTTGCGGGCTTCCGTGCCCTTGTTAGTTGATAGGTCAAATCTACGGGAAACTTTACACTATTGTGATCTTTTACAGAATTTTAACGTTTCCTTAACGTTTACCTGTCCGACACAATAGGCATGATTATACCGTATTGCCCGACGTGCTCTTCGTCCTGTTCGCTTGTTGACTGCACAAACATAGGCCCGCTGGCGCTCTTTGGGGCGCTTACCGAAACGCTGTTAAGTCCGAGGGCGTCCTGCAAATTAAGCAGAATTTTAGCGTTTACGTTGATGTTGCGCGCGACCGTGTCGGGGCTCACCGTCGGGACAAGATGCCGCCAGTCGGGGTATTTCGTTTTAGGCGCGTAACCTTCTGGCGCGTCTTTTGGGCGCGGGTGTTCGTTCGCCTCCGCCTCGATAAACGCCGCGCGTTTGCCGCTTTGAATGTAGGCGATAAAAAAGCCGTCTTTCCAATATACGGCCGTTCTGGCCTTGGTGATCTTCGGCCAATCTTCGCGATGGATAAGTACGCCAAGGTCGGGAATGCCTGCGATAAAATCGGCATCGAATATTTCGCGCGTCGGGTACACGGCGAGGGCGTGCGCATCCGTGGCGACGCAAACGTCGCGGCAAACCAAGACGCTGTTTAAAACTTCGCGCAGCGGGTCTGTCCCGCAAACTAAATGTAATTTCATATTATTAAAGGTTGGAGGGCGCTACGATCGTAGCGCCCTGGGTTTTTTAAGGCTAACAGTTTATTATGTCAGCCGAGGGGTTTAGCAAATATGACCTGAAAGGCTCTAAATTCAAAGATATAGACGCTATTGCCGCGCGGGCGTACACCCTTTTAACTCCGAGTATTGCGTCACGGCCGCAGCGGCTAATTACATACCGATGTACGTAGTCAAGGTTAGCGTCAACTATGGCAGTTTCGGCGGGGACAAGCGGAAGTTTAAAGTCAAACATAGTAGGTAATTTTAAAAGGTGATCGCCAGCGACTGTTTGCCGCTGGCGGTAAATATTAGCCGCTAACTATCCCCAGGCTTGAAGGATGTTACCCGCTACAAAGTAGCCGCAGCCCCGGTTGTTAGGTAAGCCCTGCGCGGCCCATTCAGCGGTAAAGCGGCTTATAAAAGCCTCGGTTACGCGAATCATTACGCGACCTTTACGCGCTACCGGAACCTTAACCAAACCCATTCCCGTGAAAACTGCTGAACACTTCATAACCCTTAAATTTAGCGGGTGATGCGGGCAAAATCGCCCTTGTTAGTTGATAGTGTAAAGATAAGGCGCTATTTACACTATTGCAAGCTTTTTATAAATTTTAACGTTTCCTTAACGTTTTACGTGTACCGGGCAATTAGCGCCTTAACGCTGGTCATTAGGGCGTCCTGATCGGCCTCTTTGCGTCCTTGCGCCTTTACGACGTCGTCGTCGATCGTTCCCGGCGCGACGATGTGATTGATCACCACGACGTCGGTCTGGCCTTGGCGGTCCAGGCGCGCGTTGAACTGTTGGTATAACTCCAGGCTCCACGTTTGACCAAACCAAACGGCCAGGCTCCCGCCTTTTTGCAGGTTCAATCCGTGGCCTCCGCTTGCGGGGTGCATCAACAAAATAGGCACTTCGCCCGCGTTCCATGCGTCGACGATGCCCTTTTCTTTGATGTGACGCGGCCCGTACTTTTTGAACCGGGCGAGGATGCGGTTAAGGTCGTGAATAAACGTATAAGCGACCAACACGGGGCGCCCCTGCGCACCTTCGATAATTTCCTCTAATACGTCCAACTTTAAGGCGTGTATTTCGTGGACGTTTCGGTTTTCGTCGTATACGGCGCCGTTGGCGAATTGCAAAAGTTTGTTAGTCAGGGCGGCCGCGTTGGCTGCGCTAATTTCGCCGCTTTCGCCCGCTGCGCTCAGCGCCTCCAGGACGTGCTCGCGGGCGAAATCGTCGTACTTTTTGCGAAGCGCGGGCGGGAAATCGACGTTAATAAAGTTGTTAACGCGGCCCGGTAAGTCCAGATAATCGGCGGCTTTCATGCTCAGCACTATATCGCCGATCCTTTCCGAAATACGAGCGTGCGCGCCTTCGCGAATCTCAAATTTTGAGAATTGGCCGAAGCCTTTTCTAAAATAATCCTCGCGGTAGTGCGATATGTACTTACCTAGCCTTTTGCCCCGGTCCAGCAAATAAATTTGGCTCCAAAGATCCTCCAGACCGTTGGGCGCTGGCGTACCGGTCAGGATAACGACGCGGGCAAACGAATCTAAAACCTGTTTTAAGGCTTTAAACCGAACGGCTTTAGGGTTTTTGAAACTGCTGCTTTCGTCAATGACCAACATATCGAACGGCACGCGCTTACCGCCGTAAAAGCCCACCAACCAGGCGACGTTGTCCCGACTAACCAGGTACACGTCAGCGGGTTTGTTGAGGGCGTGCCGCCGTTGCGGCTCAGTGCCTATGACGCGGCTATACGTTAGCCCGCGCAGGTGGGACCAGTTGGCTATTTCGGCGTGCCAGACGTTTTCGACCACGCGTTTAGGCGCTACGACCAGCACGCGACCGATTATCAGGTGGTGCGTTAGGTACCGAATTGCCGTTAAGGTTGTTACCGTTTTGCCTCAGCCCAACCCCATGTCAAGGAAAAGCCCAGACACGGGGTTGGTTGTTAGGTGTTCAACGCCGTGGCGCTGGTAAGGGTGGAGATTAGTTTCGTTCAGCATTCCGTTACGGTTTCTACGTCGTTAGGGTCGTTTCCACTTTCTACGATCGTGGCGACGATAGACGCGGGCCACCGAAGGAAAAACGCTTTCGTTACGGATATTAGTAGTTGCCCGGCGTTGTTGAAAATATGTATCATTTTACAAAGGGTTGCACACGGCCCCGACGAAATCGTCGACCCCTTCGGGCGTGTCGATGATAAAAACCGAAAAGCCTAAAGCCTCCAGGCGTTTGTGTATAAAAAGTTGGTCGCGCCGTGGCGCCTTGCCGGGCGCTTTCAGTTCTACGAAGTAGGCACGGCCGCCGCCAGGCAAACAAAGGCGATCAGGCAAACCGCGCACCAGGGACGTGGGTAATTTTAGCGCCCAGCCGCCGCGCTTTTTGAACGCATCGACCAGACGCTTTTCTATTGCGGCCTCTTTCATGCTTCGGCGTCCTCTAGTTCATACTTTAGGCGCTCCCAAAAAGCGTAATATCCTGGCGCGGTGTACATATCTGGCACCTCCGTTTCTGACCAGGTAAAAGCCCTACAAAGGCACTCTACAAAACCTTCTGAATTTTGCGCGCCCGCTATCCGTTCCGGGATTTGCGCCATCGCGGCCTCGTAAAACGCCTGCGCTACGTCCGCGCCGCACAACTCCGCGATTTTGTCACGGGTGCGCTCAAGCATCGTGGGCGGTGCGGCCGCTAAGCCTTGCAGCCGGGCGACTTCGGCCAGAGCGTAATCGCGCTGCTTGACTACCCACTTGTACCTGCTTTTGTACCGCTCCGCCAGTCCGTCCGCGTCGATTTTCGCGTCCTGCGCAACGGCCAGCGCCTCGGTAAGCCGGGCGTTTTCGGCCGCTAAGGCGTCGGCCGTTTCGGTCGTCAAGGCTTTAGCCTTCAACCGCTCATACAACCGCTGCCAATAAGCCAACGATACGCCGGGCGTTTTAGTCCAGTTAAACCCGCTTTCGAGGGCATCGGCTAAGGTTTTATAGCTGTCGTCGTCGCGCCAGGCTTTGTCGGCCGCTTCGGCGATCAGTTCGCCCTGGTTGTCGCGCAGCCATTGGATAAGATCTTTTTTCAAATATCGCATATTATTAAGGGTTGGAGGGCGCTACGATCGTAGCGCCCTGGTTTGTTGTTATTTAGTTTGTACTTTCGTCATTTTCCGGTAACTAAATGTCGTGTTGTGCGCGGGTATAGTCTGCACGCCTTCGCGGCGGCGAATTTTTGTAACTGGCACGCTAACCAAAATATCTACCTCGTTAGCCGCGTAGTCGCTTTGTTTTGGGGAGGCGGTGACCTCGCCCCAAAGATTCGCAAACTTTATAACCTGTCCGACCTTTATTTCTGCTGCTGTTGTTGTCATTTCTTTAAAGTTTGCGGCGTTTATCGCCTTTGTTAGTTGATAGTGTAAATATACGGGCAACTTTACACTATTGCAAGCTTTACGTAAATTTTAACATTTCCTTAACTTTTACGCCGGTAATACCGCTGCTTTCCATATATCGGAAAGTTGCGGACCGACGCGGCGGCTTCCCAACCTTCCAGCCCGCGAAGAATGTTGTTAATATCCTTCGTCTTATACCTGCTCATATCGTTTTTATCCTGCGCTAAGCATTCGCACCAAATTTCTGCGACGCTGACCTCGTGGCGGCGGTGCGTGCCCCGGTCGGCGCTATCCAAAAAAGCGCGGCGGTCGTAAATATCTAAGTCCTCCCAACCGTCTGGCGTGGCGCGCTCCAGGTAAGCCAAAATAAGCCCGGTCCGCTCGTCGCCTTCCTGGTGTAAATACTGCTCTAACTTCGCCAACGCTTCGCCCTCCGCCGATAAGTACGTCGTTTCGCCTGCGCGGTACGCCGCCACGGCTTCGCCCCATACCTGCGCGACAAAATCGGGGGTCATATCGGTAAACGGGCTTAGGGTCGCGCGGCGCCGGTCTACGTCCACCGGCAAAAATCGGCGGTTGCCCGTGGCGTCCTTTAGGAAATTACCACTATTCGTGGTCCCGAAAAACACGCACTGTCGCTGGTACGTTTCGACGACGTGCCCGAACGCGGGGCGGTAGGTGTCGTATTGCTTGGTAAGATAGTGCTTAACGGATTCGACTTCGCGCGACGCCAAACCGGCTAACTCCGCCACTTCGACGACCCAGGCGCCTTGTAGCTGCTCGAAAGCCTCCTTACCTTTCAACGTGTTAAAACTGTCTGAAAACCACGCGCCGCCAAGCTTGCGAACAAACGTACTTTTACCGTCGCCCTGCGCGCCGACGATGGTGAGCATCAGGTCGAACTTGCAACCAGGCCGAAAGATACGCGCCACGCCGCCAAGCAACATTTTTCTAATTGCTTCGCGCGTGTAAAGGGTATCGTCGGCGCCAAGGAAATCTATTAATAGCGTGTCGATACGTTTAACGCCGTCCCACGCTTTCGCAGCGGCGTTAAGGTAGTCGCGCACGGGGTGGAAACTGTTGGCGTTGTAAACTATCGCGACGCTGTCGTCGATCGTGCCATTCGACCGTATACCGTACGCCCTTTCTAGGTAATTTCGGAGCCCGGAAAAGTCGACGTTTTGCACCGGACCGAAGGCGCCGCCGCGCCACGGCACGGGCGGCAAAACATACCGTTTCTGATCGAAATCGTTAAATTTAAATTTGTCTTTAAGGTTCGGGTCGTTGCGTAAAATTAGGTCGATGTTCAGCGCGCTCGATAGGTAACGCCCTTTCGCGTCGACCTCCAACGCTTCGGCCCAGGCAACGTCGATCGGCTCGCCTTCGGGCACCGGTGCGGGTGCGCCGTCGGTGATCGCGAAGTCATCCGCCGCCTTGGCGGTCCGCTCTTCCATTAACAGCCGCTTAACCGTGGCGTCGCCGGTCGCTAGGGCTTCCATTTCGCGCTGGCTGTCGCCTTTCGATAGGTGACCGAAGCGGTGGAGGCGTACGAGGTCGAAGGCGTTACACAATTCGCCACCGGCGGGGTCGGTGCCGTGGTGGCTGTACGAAAACTTATCTTCGTAGGTCACCACGCCGCCGGACGTCGACCCGCCGGTAAAAGTATAGCGGCTATCCGATACCGCCAGATAGGCGCCGTCAAGGTACGCGTCGATCGCTTCGCTTATCGAATAGGCGCGGCAAAACGCGCCAACTATGCCTGGTTTTTCGAGGGGGTCTTTTTGCTTTTTCGCCCGGTCGCGCGTTTCGTCGTTTTGCGCCTGACTGGTCGGCCACGCGGCCGCGTCGGTCCAATCTACGTAGGTACCGAGCACGGCGTCGGCGCTCAGTAAGTCGCCGTCTTGCCGTTGGTAATAATAAACCGCATCGACCGACACGGCGGGCCAAAACATTAGGCGGTACGGTTGGAACCCGGTAGGGTCGAACAGGTCGATACCTACGTCGCCCGCTATGCGCCGCGCGATCGCGCTATATTCGTCGCTGCTTATATCGCGGTCTAAGGGCAGGATAAGCCGGTATTTCGGCTTATCCTGCGTGTGGCTGTGCGTTTGATGTAGGACGGCCGCGCAGTCGTACAAGGTGGTAAACACGGCCCAAACGTCCGCCGTGGCGAAGTCCAGGTCTAAGGTCACCAGGGAACGAAAGGTAATGTTTTCGGGCTTACGTCGGCCGCCACGTACGTAGCCGCCAACGTAGCCGCCAACGTCCTTAATTTTCGCGCGATCTTCGGGCGAAGCCTTAGCGTATTGCGCCAACGTTTCGCCGGTGCGGATAGGCGCGGCCAGGCGATCGGCGAAGGCGGGCCAGGTGGTCTTTTCGTTTTTCCAGTTCGTCGATGTGGCCTTATGCCCAACGGCAATATTTATTTCGCGCATAATCGTTAGTCGGTTAGATATAAGTAAATAGTCGTTCTGTACGGGCTTCGCCGTTTTTGTCCAGGTTCGTTTTGTGTGGGCGCTCCCAAAGTTGTAAAAAGTCAGGCGGCGCGGAGTACTCCGAAAAAATAACGGTATGCCCTTCGCCGCTCTTTTCCCGGACCCACTGGTAAAAGGCGTCGCTATCGAACGCGTTTTTATAGGCGGTCGTGCCTTTGTAAGGGGGGTCGCAATAAATGTAGCTGCGCGGCGGTAGTTCTAAAGCGTAATAAGGCGCGCAAACGAAAAGAACGTTTTTTAGCTTTTCTAGCTGCTTCGCCGCTCCGCGCTTTGCGGCCTGCTGGTAATTTTCGTACCGACGGCCTCCCGCTTTATAGCTGCTGTTCTCGAGGTTATCGCTAACCCAACCGCCAAACCACTTTGCCCCGAAGGAACAACAAAACCCAGCCCAGGCGGCCAGTACCGGGTTCGCGTCGGGCGAAGCGCGTAGGGCGTCGTACTCCGCTTTTGTTACGTGGTCCGGCGGTGTCCAGCCGCTTTGTAGCGCCTGCCATAACGATATTAAATAGGCGTTGCTGTCGGCGCCGATGCGCGGCCCCGGTACGTGCTCCAGCATATTCGCGCCGCCTACGAACGGCTCAACGTACCACTGGCCCGGCTTGCGCTCCGCCTCTATCCAGGGTAAAATGTGCTTTGCTAGAAGTCGTTTGCTCCCCATGTATTGCATAATCGAAAATGTTTAAAGTCCGCCCGAAAAGGTGGCAACCATCCAAAAACGAACGGCGTCGACGGCGGTAATATACCGGTTCGCCTGAGTGTTGCATTCGCGGTTAGAAAATTCGACGCGCCAGGCGAAGTATTGCAAATCGCGGTCTAAGTAAATAGATGCCGTTTCACCCAAAAAGGTAAAATGCAAACCGATAGGCGACGCCGCGCGCAGAAGCGCCCTTTCGTCGGTCTTAATGCTTTGGGTGAACCCGCGCAGCGCGTTCCCAACGGACGCAAGCAGGCGCGCCTGGTCGATCGTAGCGGCGGAGGTTTCGACGTCGTCGACGCGGTTAGCGTCCATCAAAACGGCGTCACCGTTGTCGGCGAAATAGATGTTGTAATCTTGCGCCGATACGGCGCCACACGCCGCAAGGGCGCAAAGGAAAAATAAAATTTTCATGGCTGCTAATTTGTGGCCGTGTTGGCCGGGTTTAGAATAATAAAACGTCCTCGACAATGATTTTCATGTTTTACAATTTGGGCCAGGTTAGCCACGTTCCAAGAAGCAAACCGGCGGTTAACAGTAGCCCAACAAGCGGGCCCGTGTGGTAAATCGCTAAGGTAGTCAAAACCGCGATTGTAGCGGATAGGACAAAATGCCCTAATTTGGTTTTATTGTAGTCGTTCACGGCTCAGTCTTTTTTGTAATAGTTCGTTACGTACCCATCGGCGCCAAGCGGAAGGTCGGATGCCCAAGGCGGCGCCTGGCCCATTATTTCCTCCACTATTTCAAGCTGAAAATCGGACGTTTCTTTTGCCACTTCGACGATAACCTCGTCGTGAACGTGACCGACGACGTCGAAGCCGTTAGCGTCCAGGGCGATTATAGAATAAGCCAAAAGGTCGCGGGCGATAGCTTGCACAATATTTTCTACCAGTTTTCCGCCGTAAGTTTCAACCCTCCCCCATTTGCTCGTTTTCTGGTCGACGCCTTGGTACTTTATCACGGTACCGAAACGACCGTCGGCGATCTTCGGCGCGCGGTAGTGGAGGGCGCGACCGCTTGGTAGCGTTACGATAAGCGCCACGCCGTCGTATAAAAACGTCACGCGCCCGCATTTCGTCGCGGTCTTTTTGCCGCGCACCCTTATCGCCCGCTGCGCGGCGTCGTCGGTGTCGTACCAAAGCTGCACTATTGCGGGGTTCGCCTTGCGCCAACGCTTAACAATACCGGACATTTCCGCCTCGTTAAGTCCCATCTTTTCGCCTCCCATCGCTTTGAGCGCACCGACGGCGCCCTGGTACCCCAGGGCCAACTCCGCTACCTTTCCTTTACTACGTAGGTCGCTCCCTTTTGTTACGCTTTCTATCGGTACGTTAAACATTTTCGACGCCGAAGCCTCGTAAATTTTGCCGTGCGTGCGGAAAACTTCCATTCGCCACGCTTCGCGCGCAAGCCAGGCAATTACCCGCGCTTCGATCGCGGAAAAGTCCGAAACGACAAACGCCTGGCCGGGTGAAGGTATTAGGGCGGTGCGGACCAATTGCGATAAGACGTCGCCAACGTCGTCGTAAATTGTACCGACGTCCTCGACGTGCCCGTCACGGACAAGGCGCCGCGCGGCGTCGAGGTTGCGCATATAGTTTCGCGGTAAATTTTGCAATTGGATGCGCCGACCGGCCCATCGCCCGGTCCGCGAAGCGCCGTAAAACTGAAAAAGCCCGCGGGCCCGGTGGTCCGCTCCCGCGCCTTGTATCATCGCCGCGTATTTTTTGACGCTGCTTTTAGCGGCCTTTTGCCGAAGTTCTAACACGTCCCTAACAGCGCCCGCGCCAACCTCCAAAAGCAGGTTTTCGACGTCGGCTTTGGCTAGTCCCTTAACGGTTGCGCCGGTGGCCTCAGTAATCCACGCTTTAAGTTGTGCGGGGCTGTTTGGGTTCTTAACGCCGCTAATACGGGTCATTTCGGCGGACAATCGCCCGCCGTTTACCACGTCCGTCGCGGTCGCTCTTTCGGCCAGGTCCACGTCGATAAGTACGCCCCGGTCGTTAATCTTTTGGTCGGTCGCGTATAGGTCGCGCTCCCATTGTGGTATTTCGTAGCCCTCCAGGCGCTTCGCCAGGTGTCGCTCCGCCTCGACGTCCTGCGCGCAGTACGCCGCGAAGTCAGCCCACTTTTCCGGCGCGTCGGTCGGTAGGTTGCGCAGGCGTCCGCCGTTCGTCTTGGTGGGCTTGCACGGAATGCAAAAGTAGCGAATAAGCGCCTTTCCGGCTGCGCTCTTACCGTTTTCGCCCAGGGCCAACGCTTTCGAGGCGTCGCCAAGGCTGCCAGGCAAACCGCAATACCGCGCCTTTGCAGCGGTGCAATACCATTGCGCCGCGGGCACTTCGACGCCAACGGCGCGCAGACAAACGCGCTCAAACGTGGCGTTGTGCGCGAATTTTAAGATGTTGTCGTCTAGCATCGCATCGACGACGTGGTCGGGAATTTTCGCGCCGGTGGTCAGGTCGACAACGCTAACCGGCGCGTCGTCGAAGGCGTAAGCGAAAAGTAATATCTCGAAGTCAACCGAAGCGGCGTATTTGTGTACGCCGCACTTTGGCAGGTCGACGCTGGAGTATGTTTCTATATCTATGTGGAGGTGCCGCATTTTCGGAGGTTGGTTAAAACGGCCGCGCTGGGTTGCGCGGCCGTATGTGTAAAAAGCAAAACGGGGGGATATGGGTTTAGACGACCGGCTGCGCGAAATCGTCGGCGGCGCTGCTGCCTCCGTCACCGCCCAGGCGCTCGCCGTCGCTGATTTTCTGGACGTTGTTAAGCCCGGCACCTACCCCTTTGTTACCCTGGAAATCGTAGGTATAGAAATTAAGGCTTACACGGCCGTAGCATCCTGAGTAAATCTCCGAAGGGTCCAGGATAAGTTGCGTATTGGCGTCTACGACCGTTGGCTTACGTACGGTCGATGCGTTGATAAAATAGCAGCCGGTAAATTCTTCGTAGTCGTCGCGGTCCGTGTCGCCGTCGCGAAGTGGTGTTTTCCAGTTTTTAGGCTCTTTGCCCTTAAACGTGGTGGCTATGCCTTCGCGGAAAGCGGCCTCAATGGCTTTTTCAATGGCGGCCACCGTTGCGGCGTCGTCTTTCGGGATAAGCAAGACGATAGAGTATTTCTCTTTGTCGCCTTCGTTGCGCGCTTCGGGTGTGAACACGCGCGGGAATGAAAACCGGACAACGCCGGTCGTGATCTTGTTAGACATAATCGAAAATTAAAAGCGTTATTAAATAATTGGTTCGTTAAAATCTTGTCCGGCCGAAGCCAAACCGTACGGCTCGCGCGGGTCCTCTTCGGGGACCAATACCGGCGCGCCGGTTGTCTTTGCAATATACGGGCCCAGCTTTTCCTCGAAATCGTCCTTAGACATCAGCGCCGAAACGTCGCCAAGCCCTTTAAGCTTTGACGCCATGTAATCAGGGCGCTTAACGCCCGCTGCGCGCAGGGCGGCGATTGCCCCTTTTTCGTCGGACCACGACCGGCGGCCGCGACCCAAAACAAGCTTATAGCCGGGCAGCGGTCGGCCCGCCAGGGCTTCGGCTTGCAAATAGTCGGCTACCGATTTGGCCCAGGCGGTAAGCTTCGGCAACGCCTCGAAAACTTCGCGCAGTTCGTCGGGGCTAAGCGTCCAATCAGGCGCGAAGTCCAGGCGCGCCAGGTCCAGCATTTTGTCCGCCAAGGCGCGACAAGTCGCGGCCGCGCGGCAAAATTGGCAGTGGTCGCCCGTTACAAACGCGCCCTTTCCCGCCGCGGCCAAATCGGCGCGCGGCTTTACGGTTTCGGTCGCCCAGGTGTTAAGGGCTTCGGGCGTCAGGGCTTCGGTTTCCTGGTGGTATAGGCGCGGCTGTACGATCGTAAGCAGGACGACGGGCGGGGTGCCTTGTACGGCCTCCGCTAACGCCAGGGCGCCGATGCCATATAAGCGTAACTGCGGGTTATCCTGCGCGCTCACCTTTACGCCGCGCCCGTACTTTAAATCTATAATTTCGACCCACTCCGCGCAGACGATAACGGTGTCACCGCTACCGAACCCGCCAGGTACCACGTGCCCGAAATTAAGCCGGGCCTCCAGCATAATAAAGGCATGGCGGTCTACCTCCCGCGCGGCGGCCAAACGCTCCAGTACGTAATCGACGTAACGGCCCACATATCCAGGCATATCGGCGGCGTAAAATTCCGACTTTTTGATCTTGCGTCGCGCCGCTTCGTATTTGCGGGCCTTAATGCCTTCGCCGCCGATAACGGCGGCCAGTTCTACCTCCGCCAGTTCGTGGGCCAGGGTGCCTTCGCGGGCGAAGTCGCTGGTCTTGTCCGGTAGCGCCGCCTCCAGGTTGGCCGAAGGCGTACACGCTAACCAACGCGAAGCGCCCGACGCGCTCAGTTTGGCGTGTGCGCGTTCGCCGTGGTCCGGCGCGCTCACTTGGCGCCGGTTAAGTCGGTAAGGAATGCGTGCATCTGGCCGTAATGCTTCGGAGCGAGCGACGAGGTCGCGGCGGCGCCGAACTCTTTAAGCTTCGCGACCACGGCCCCGCGCTTACCCATCGTTACGGCCTTAACGGCCAGGGCCATAACGGCCTCTTTTGTCGCTTCGGGTTCTGGCTGTTCGTCGGCTGTTTCGGGTTCGGGCTGCTCGGTGGTTGTTTCGGGTTCGGGCTGCTCGTCGCGTTTGGCCTTGGCTTTGCGGTCGGCTTTTACGGCCGCCGCTTTTGTTTCTACGGCGATATGGTCGGCCTCCAAGGTAACGGCCCTTTCGCGGGCCGCCTGCGCGGCGGCGTCCTTCGCGGCGTTGATGTCGAAGTGGGCCTTTACGACCGGGTCGTCGGCGTGCGTGCGGATAGTTAGGCCGAGGGCGCTTTCGCGATTGCCAACGCCGCCGAAGTGGCCGCCGCTGAAAAGTCGCGCCAAGGCGGCGCGGTCGCTTTCGCTTTCGGTGCTGAAAATTACTGTTACTTGCATAATCGGAAAAATTAAAGGTTTGTAATTATAAGGCAAAGATAAACGCTTTTCGCAATTCTGCGAATAAATAGCGAATATTTAACTTTTTATTTTTGGCCCGCGCCAAGTAAGAAAGTTATTTCCCGCGCGCGCCGCGCCTTTACGCCTTTGTTGACGGCGCCGCCGACCTTAACGTAACGCGCCATAATGCGCGCTATTTTTTCGGGGTGCCCGGCGCGGATAGCTGCGCGAAGTTCGGGCCCGAACGACCCCACGTTATAGAGCATCGACGCCAGGGCGCCCGCTGCGCGGTCGGTAAGTTCGGGGTAATCGGCGCGCAGTTGCGCCAGGCATTTGTCGAAGGTTTGGCGCGCCCTTCGGCCCGCCTCCGCTTCGGTGATCGCTTCGCCCCGGTGGGCGGCCTTGGTGCCGTGGCCGTTGCGCCAGGCGTTAACGTCCCACTTTGCGACCGGCGCGAAGCCTTCCAACTCTTTAAGCAGGTCGAACGCGTCGTCGATCGTCGTGTCGATCGCTTCTGGCGCGCTCAGTTCGTAGCGGTTAAGCGGCGCGTTAGTCGTTGCCAGGTTCCCCGACGCTAACATTAGCGCCAGGGCGTAAATTATTCGTTTCATGATTTCTAATTTGCTCCGCCTCGATTAAGTCCAGGACGGCAATAATGCGGCGCGTTGTTTCCAGCGCGGCGGGCGGCTGTCGGAACCAGCGGTAGATCGTCGCATAGTGCACGCCGCTAATGCGCGCAAGGTCAGTAATTTTTACGTTTAGTTCTATCGCGCGCCGGTCTATTTCCTCCAGCGGGTCGTAAACGGCGGCCAGGGCTTCGGCTATTTGGGCTTTTGTCATTTCTCAACTTTTTTGCAAAACTACGAAAAAACGTTTAGCTTTGCAGTAAAAAAAATGAAAAACGACAAAAACCCACTTGAAAACTTATCGGCCGACGTCGAAGCGTCCGACCGCCGCCTGGGCTGCCTTATCGCCGCCGCTATCCTTTTGGCTTTGTGGGCGATCATTTTCGCCCTGGCCGGTTAGATCGACCTGTCTGGCATACTCGTTGCGATACCATCCCGCCCAGGCGCTTATTTCTAGGGCGCCATACCTGGAGGGGTCGCTAGGCGCCCCTTCGTTAAAATCTAGCCGGGCCATGCGCTCGGCTGCTTCTTTCGCATAGTCAAAAGCGCTCATATTGTCTGTTGTTGCGGCCGTGGCCCGTTAGAATTTATACCTTCTCAACAAATTGCAGGTAATTTTCGTCTTCCACGCCATCGGTATCAAAAGCGTCAAAAAACACGCCGTCAATCTCTACCCAGCAGTGAGAAGGGTCGCGCCGCAAAAACTCGGTACTTTCTTCTTGGGCTCGGCCATTAATTTCGTCAAGCAGCTCAAAAGAAGGGGTGTATTTGATTACGCCGCCAAACTGGTCTTGCGTCTTCTTTGCAAAGGTGGCGCAATCGCCAGTGCAAATTTCCAAAGCGTCACCACCCATTTCAGACAAAAGGCGTTCGGCAAACGTGGCTATATTGTATTTATTAATCGTATTCATCTCTTTAAAGTTTGCGGCGTTTATCGCCTTCGTTAGTTGATAGGTCAAATCTACGGGTAACTTTACACTATATCAAGCATTTTGCAAACCTTAACGTTTCCTTAACTAAAAAAGCCCGGCGCGCCCTGGGTTTGTGGTCTATTTAAGGTGTTTTGCGCTACTCTCGGTTGCGAGCCACACACTCTGTATATGCTTTTTGCACGGATTCGGCAGCTTTGAGAATTGTTTTTTTCTTATATCCCTCCTTATCAGCTAAATATGCTGCAATACATTGTGCAACATATTCTCCTAACTTCACAGGTACAGCATTTCCTATTGCTTGTTCTAAATTAGTTTTTGTTCCGCAAAGTTTAAAAGATTTTGGAAATGTTTGAATATAGCTCCGTTCGATTGTTGTTAATGACCTTACATTTTCAGAAACATCAACTGGGTTTCCTGGATGTTTTGGGTAACCTGCCGGAATAGGTCTGTTAACTCCACGAATAGTTGCGCTAGGCTCATGGATGCTAAATACACCACGTCTTTTGTAGCTTCTTGGATGGCTATAATAATGCTCTATCCCAAGTGAATCTCCAAGATAATCATAAACTGTCATTGGCTGTTTTGAAAGGTTATTTTGAAGATAAGGAATCAGAAAGTCATCAGATTCATTTAGTCTACCAATCATAAAAAACCGCTTTCTTGCTTGAGGAACTCCACATAGACTTGCATCAAGAACTTCCATTGTTAAGCCATAACCCGCACCTCTTAAAATTTGAATTGCTTCTTTTAGAATTCTACTCTTTTTTATTCCTTCAACATTCTCCATTACGAACATTTCAGGCTTTACAGTACTAACAATATTAGCATAAGAGATTGTTAAATCCGCTCTACCTAATGTGTCATCTCTTTTTCCTGCGCTTGAAAAATCTTGGCAAGGCGGCCCACCAATTATTAAGTTAGGACTTAAGCCACTAATAAAATCTTTGCTTTCATCCGAACTAAGATCGAAGTCATAAATTGGGTGGCCAAAATTTTCTTTGTAAACTTCTAAGGCTGGTTTCCAATTATCAAATGCAGCAAGGATTTCAAATCCTGCATTTTGGAACCCTAAAGACATTCCACCACACCCCGAAAATAAGTCTACCGTTTTAAATGTTTCCATTTCTTTAAAGTTTGCGGCGTTTATCGCCTTTGTTAGTTGATAGTGTAAAGATAAGGCGCTCTTTACACTATTGCAAGCGTTTTGCAGATTTTAACGTTTCCTTAACTAAAAATCCCACTATTTACCGCCGTCGCGACTTGCGGCCCTTGGTGGGGCGCTCGCTAGGTTGCTCCGCTGCCTGTACCTTTTCGGGGCCCGCGTTTGGCGGCGCTGTCTTTGTTTCTACTTCTGGCACCACGGCCACAACGGGCGCGGCCTTGGCGTCGCCTGCTGCGAGCCAATCGCCGACCACGGGGTCAAATCGTACCGGGCCAGATGGTGGCGGTACGGTCGTGCTGTGCGCGGGCAATAGTGGGGCGCTTGGTTCGGCGGGGTTGCTTGGCGCAACGCCCTGGCCGATGTAGTGCCCGGTTTTCTCGTCGTAGTGGTATATGGTAACCATGCTGTTAGTATTTTATGCAAGCTAGTAAAGCTACGTTGTCCGGGTTGCCCGGTACTTCGGCGCTGCTGCTGCTCGCGGTGGGGGTGAATGAATTTACGAGCGTAACGGGCGACCCGTTGCCGACACCAAGGTCGTTAACGTAGCGGGTCGCCGAAACGACCGCTTTGTCGTAGTTGTGTGTATGCGCTTTGAGCGCGGTAACGTGCGGCTGGTATGTCGCAAGGGTGCGCGCCGGGTCGATGCCGCGCCCGTCGTCAAGTCCGCGAACGAACAACCCGCGAAGGTCCGGTAAGGTAAACGTCGTCGTGCCGTTGCCCGTGCCGGACGTCGTGCCGATGCGGGCGAATAGCGCCGCGTAAGTGGTCCGGCTAACCTGCGCTCCGTTGGCCGGTAGCCAGCCGTTTGGCGCTGCTGCTGTCGGGAAATATCCGATCATCCCGGTGAACATTTGCGAAGCGGTATCGGCGGCCGTGGTGGTCTGCAAGCCAAACCACGCCGTCCATGTCGTGCCCGCAAGGAACCGGAAAAATATTTGGTTGACCTGTTGGCTCAGGAACATTTGTACCGCACCCGGCACGTTCGCAAGTTCCGGCACGGATTGCCGCCCGGTTACGATAAGATGCCCCAAACCAGAAATCGGTTTGTTAGTGGCCGTGCTGCGCACCAACACAAAGCCGGGCGCCTTTAGCGTGTTGAGATCGCCGGAAAACTCCAGCGCCTCGGCGCCAACGCCACCTGCGGCCAAAATATCGTAAATGTATTTTGTGCGGTTCGCCAACTGTTTGGCCTGGAGGTTAGAAATTCCGCTCGGTCCACCGATAACGGGGTCGGTCGTTTCCAACTGGTATATGCCCGCTTCGTAAACTGCGCTTTCTGTCAGGTTTGCCATTATTGTAGGGCTTTAAAAGGTTATTGTCCAGGTCCCTTCGATACGGACCGTATTGTCTTTGATAATGGGCGCGCGAACGATGCGCGCAAAAAGCGTACCGTCGACACAAAGCAAACCGAACTCGCGAATAGTTACGCCGTTGTTCTCCGCCAATTCCAGCGTAAAGCTGAATTGAACCGCGCCCGACGGGTATGTAATGCCCGCCACGGCCTTATTGAACGGTGCGGTGATCGCCGTATCGGTCAACACGGTTTCGGCGCCGTTCGTGCCGACGGCGTAACGGTCGACGGCCTTACCGGCGGTAGCCGCACCGATTAACGCCGCGACGGCGTTACGGCCCGACAATACGATAAGGTTACGATCTTCGTAAGCCTCAACCAGCGCCCCATCTTTGTAGATGTCCAGCTTAACGACGCCTTTAGGCGCGAATTTATCAGTAGTATCCATTTTCTATGAGTGTTCCGTTACGGTATACCCGCAAATTTACAATATCTGCGCCATTATTGTGCGTTTGCGCGCCATTATAAAACGCTTCGCCAGAATAATCGACGCCGGGGAAAAGTTGGTCGACGATCTGCCCATCGTCGTACTCCAATATTTCCGAAGGGCTTAACGTGTCCGCCAGGCTTATCGCGAAAGATACGTCGATAAGATGCGAACGCGCGTTTTTGTACTCTTCGATCAGGGCGCGCATATTGGCGGCCAGTTCGGGCGTTATCGACACGTCGGCGCCCACGGCCACGGTAACGCGAAAGGTCGCCCAATTCCCGCCCGCGTAAGTGATGGAGCCGTCGTAAACATACGTCCCATCGTAGTCGACGCCGACGCCCTCGCGGACCTCCGCACTATCGAAGCCGACCGCGCGCACCGCCTCTTTGATCGCGAAAACAGTACCTTTTTTGCGGTGTAGTACGATCGCCTTTTTTATCAGCGCGCGCCGCGCCGCCACGGTAGCGGCTAAGCGCCAACCCGCCCAACCAAGAACGCCGAACTGATCCGCCAAATGATAGAGGGCGCTTTCCGGCGCGCTGTCCACCAGGTACATTAGTAGCCCGTTGGTCGGTACCTCCGCCAGTTCGGCGCCTGCTGCGCGCCCTATCGCTGTTATGTGGTTGGCGCCGCTTAGCGCGCTGGCTATGTTATCCATTTGTTTGGCCGGTTACGGTTACGGTAATGGTTCCAACGACCGGCACCTCGGTACCGTCGACGACGACGTCGACCGCCGGCGCAACGACGGTAACGTCGAAAACGCTGCCTAACGTGCCGACCGATAAGGCGGTTATTTGGCTGCGCTTAACGTCCTGGCCGATAACCGAACCGCGCGCGGCGGCGTAAGCGGTTAACGCTTCGGTGGCCTGAGCCACGACCAGCGCCTCGTCGGCGTCCGTGTACGTCGTTATTTCGACTTCGATGTCGTAAGGGACCAACGTAGGGCTAAGTACTGTCACAGTGTCGGTTAACGGCCGCACGTCCTCCGCGCTAAGGGCGGATAGTACGGCGCTAAGGATATGCGCGGGGGTTACTATGCCGCCGGTGACCAACGGGTAAACCTGGACGGTGCCCGGAACGCTGCTAAGTACCGACACGTCGATAATTGTAGGGCTGACCTGGAGGGCGAAGTATTTGTAAGCGTTAGTCGGGCCCGCAACGCTAAACGCCGACGGCGCCAACTTTACGCGGGTGCGTAACGCTTCGTCGGTTTCGGCGTCCGCGCCGCTTGCCGTTACGGTCGTGTTCGCGACGCTGACAAGGTACGGCAACGGGTCGAGGATTCCGGAAACGTCGCCGATCGCGTAATCGTTACCGGCCACGCCGGTAGTCGTTGCGACCGCCGACACGGCCCCGGTTGTGTTGCCGCTCGTTATCGTTAGATCGGCAACCGTCCTAAATATTACCTGGCCGTCGGAGGTCGCAACGCGCGTACCGGCGGGTACCAAAACGCCAGGATGCGAAGGCGCGACGGTAAAAAGCACGTTGGTAAGCGCCCCGGCGGCCGGTAGCCGGACAACGCCGACCAACTCCGCCAGGAAATCCAACGCGGGCGCTACCGCAAAACTAACCAGCATTTGTTCCGCCGCTGCTTGCAACTGTTCGCGTACGATCTTGACCTCGTAAGCGACCATATTAATTAGCAGGCGTTCGGCCTGGGCGGGTTCCAACGCGCGGCCGGTGTCGGCTTCGTATTTGCTAACAAGCCGCGCGACGATCGCGTCGACGTCCGTATCAATAAAGGTGGGTGCGGTTGGCATACTGTAAGGTTTAAATTAGGGCGATAAATTGGCCGGTTTCGGACGTTATGCCCGCGCCGCTTTCGGTCGACAAGATACGTATAAGCGCCGGAACGGTCGCCCCTCCCGCGCTTTGTGTCGTTAATAGTATGCTAAGGTCGCCCGCACTTGCGCCGCCTGTGGGTTGCCAGGTAAGGTCAAACCGAAGCCCGGACGGTAGCCCGTTCGGGTCGCCGTTACTGTCTTGGTAAGAATAACGCAGCGACGTTATCGTAATGCCCGGCACCCATAACGCTACGGCGTTACGGATAGCGCGAACGATGCCGGACGCGGCCACGTTTACGGGTTTATCTATATACTGCCAAATGTCCGAGCCGAAAGTCGGCCGGAAAGGGTCGGAGCCTTGGCGCGTCGTTACGGCCAAAATTATACTTTGGTTGTAACTGTCCGCACCTTCAACGACCTGCGCAAACGTGGCGGCGCTCAGTTGCCAATTAGCCGAAATTATATCTTGTATGCGTGCCATTATCCGAGGAAATTTAAAAGCCTTGTCTTAATTGCCGTGTAACTTGCGGCGTTTAGCGGCGGCGTCGTTGGCGAACCCGGCGCCGCGCTGGTGTGCGTTTCCAGCGCCATCGCGTCGATAAGGTCGGACAACGCCGCGCCAAGGCTGTCGCCGCCCCGGCTTATCGTTACCTTATTGTCGGCGACGGTCACCGACACGGCACTATTCGTTATGATAAACGCCTGGGCGTCCGCGTCGTACTCAATAGAAACCTTATCCAAAAATTCCAGAAAGGTGCGCGCCGCGTCGCCTTCGGGGCGGTCGGCGGTGGAGTATATCGCGCCCAAAACGACGCCGTCCTCCAGGTTTTCGTCAAATAAGCACGCGACGTGCTCACCGATAGCCAGCGGCGCGAAGGCGCGCGCGTTGCGCGTCGTAAGGTGCGCCGGGCTAAGCCAATAGCTCACCAGGGCGTCGTCGTCTAATTCCACGCGGACAAGTCCGGCGGGGTGATCTGTCGCGCATACGGTACCGAATTTTAACATATCAACCTACTTTTTTTATTTCGAGGCTGGTCCCATATCCGCCCGCCGGGGTGATCGTGTGGCGGCTGCTTTCGATATGGTACCGGCCGGAAAACTTACCGGCGCCGGTCACCTCAATATTATTACCGGCCAATAAATTGACGTCGCCAACGACGACCAGCGCGCCGGTCACCTTTTGCGTATTCTTTTCGTATAGCGCCGCGCGCGTAACGGCCGCCGCCGTGGCGGGGTCTTTGGCCTTTTCGTATACGCGCAGCGTATCGGCGGAGCCGGTGAAAAACGCCAGGGTGTCCTCGCCATTCTCAAAAAATACCGCCTCCTGCTGCGCGCTTACCGGCGCGGCCGTTCGCGTTGGCAGGGTAGCCGAAGCGCCGGTGAAAAACGCCAGGGTGTCCTCGCCGTTTTCAAAGCTGACTATTTCCTGGGTGTCCGGGTTGTGATAACTTAGCTGCGCGCTTTTGTACGTGGCGGCGGTCTTTGCCCGGAAGGCATAACTTACCACGTCGGCCAGGTCGATCGTTTTCTTTGCCGCTTCGCCCTCCAAGGCGTAAAGCGAATAAAATACCAAATCCGCGCCGCGAACGTTGAACCCATACCCGTATTTTCTCGCCAATCTGTACAAAAAAGATAAATCCGTTTCGCGGTTTTGTGTAGCCCGACGAACGGCCAGCGCCTCGTCGATTTGTCCGGTAACGGTTAGCCCGTTGCGCTCCGCTACCTTTTCGGCGATCTTGCGCAAGCTGCTATTTTCGTGGGCGACGCTTCGGCGTGTACGTAGCGCGCGCGACGTCGGCGCGGCTATCGCCATAAGCGAAACGGTCGACGGTTGGCCGCTTACCTCGATCTGATCAATTTCAAAAAGCCCGGCCGGTACCATGTTGCCGACGAACCCGAAATAAATTTCCAGCGTGTCGCCTTTTTCCGGGTACCAATCACCAATAAAAAGCCCGGCGGGGTCCGCTAGTTGTATCGTCACTTCGTCGCTTTTGCCTGTGGCGTTGTCCAAATATTCAAATGCGGCCAGGTACGGCAATAGGTCGGCCGTAACGTTTCGCTTATTGTAGACGATCGTAATTTCGGGCGTTATCGTTTCCACGGCGGTAAGTTTGCGGCCACGCCGGTAGGCGTCGCGGTTTGCAAAATAGGCACCCGGATAACGACGCCCGCATCGAAGTTTTTAACCAGCGCCAATGTGGGGTTCGCGTTAATTACGTCCTTCCACCGTCCGGGTTCGCCGAATAGTTTTTGCGCGATCTGGTCGAAGCGTTCGCCCTGTTCGGTTGTGTACTTAATGTAATCCATTATCGGCGGAGTATTTGGTCAACGAATAGCGGGCGGCCGATCGCGGCCACGCCTGCAATACTTGCGACGGCGTTAACGCTTTGCGCCTTCGCGTTAGTGATGTCCCCGGCGGCGGCCGCTTCGGCGGCGCTGCTGAAAACAAGGGCGGCGGCCTGCGCGGCCTCCAGCATACCGGGCACGCGGCCCGCCAGGGTTTGCGCTTCCGTAAGCTTGGCGGCCGTGGCTTCGATCGCGCGGCGCGCGTCGCTATATAGGGCGCTGGCGCGGCTAAGGATAGAAACGCTATCCGCGCCCGGTATCGCGGCCTGGTCGACCAATACGGCGGCGGCCGTCACTCCGCTGTTTGCCGACAAGGTGGTAGACACTACCTGGCCCTGGTCGGTAAGCGGTAGCGCGGCCACCACGGCGGGGATGGGGTTGTTAGCGGATAGCGCCAGGGCGTTGGACGCCGAAGCCCTTAACGCCGTTCCGGCGGGGTCCGGGTCGACGTATTGCAACAACGACACGGCCACGGTAGCGGCTACCGTTTCGCCGGTCGGGTTGGCCTGCGATCTGGTGACGCTGTAAGACGTTATAACGTAGTCGCCGTATTGCCCACCTTCGTCGTCGCTTAGCGGCAACGCCGCGCCGCTTGCCTTGGCGGTTTCAAACGCAAGGACCGCGGCCGCGACGTTGATAAAACTAAAATGCAAATAGGCTTCAAAATCCAAGGTTACCGGCTCGTCGCCGGTCTTTTGCAATACGGTACCGCCTCCCACCAGCGCCGTATTGGCGTACCGGGCGGCGTGTTGGCTCGTTAGCGCCTTCGGCCCGTACTGACCGGTAAATCGTATATTTCCGAGGGTGTATGGCATTAGTAGGAAGTTCTTAATTGGTTCGTGGCAATATCGCGCAATATGCGCTCGATGTCGTTCTTATGCGCGCGCAGTTGCGCGGCAAAGTCGGCTTTTGTTTGCTCAGTTACCGCGCCGGTGAAATTCAAAACCGGGCTATAATTCACGGTGCCGCCACGGCCGCCCGCGCCGGCGCTTGGCGTCGGGCTGCTGTTCGCGAAGGTGCCCACCGCGCCCGCCATCGCGTCGACCATCGGCGCGGGTTTGATCGTCGCGGCGATCGTTTCGACCAGCTTAATTTTGTGGAGGTCTTTCAGCGGCCCGACCTTCGCCGGGCTAAACGGTAGCAGGTCGCGGACCTTTTGCACGACGGCTTTGCCCGCGTTAAAAGGCAGCATTATCGACGCGCGGATACCGGCGGCCAGCATTTCGGGAATCTTCGCGCCCGCCGCCTTCATAAAATCCCATGCGCCGACAAAGAAACTTTTTATATTGTCCCAATACTTGTAAATCAGGAGCGCCGCGCCGACAATGGCGGCCCCTATTGCGATCGGCACCGCGCCCACGGCCGCAACGGCCGCGCCGACGCCGGTAATGACGGCGGAAAGGATAGGCGCAAGCACGCCCACGGTCGTAGATATTCCGCTAATCACAAAACCGACGGCGGACGCGACGCCTAAAACGGCGGTTAGTCCTATGGCGAATTTTGCAATACCGGCGCTAAGTGCGGGGTTTGCTTCGGACCAGGCGGCCATGCGGTTAGCGATAAGCGCCGCCTTAGTGGCTAATTCCGTAACGCCCGGCAAAAGCAGCGACCCGACCGAAATAGCCAGATCGTCGGTAGCCGACTTTAATTTCAGTAGCGTGCCCTGGGTCGTGTTCATGCGCGCGGCGGCCGTGGCTTCGGCGCTCCCGCTTTTGCCCAGGGTTGAGATATAGGTCTGGAGGGCACCGGTCCGGGCTTGTGTAGTCAGTACCGCGCCCGCGCTGGCGGCCTCCGTGCCGAAGATGTTTTTCAATACTTCGGCCTGTTTGCCGGTCGGTAAATTTTTAACCGCCGTGCCAATCTCCGCCAAAATTGTAGGCATCGGCCGAAGGTTTCCGGCGGCGTCCAGGGTCGACACCCCTATCTCGTTTAAACTTTTCCGTCCCTTCGCAAGCGGCGAAGATAGGCGGAGCAAAGACGACCTTAGCGCCGTTCCTGCCATATCGGCCTGAATGCCCGCGTCGCCAAGCTTGCCAGCCATACCGGCCACCGTGCTAAGGTCGACCCCTAAAGCCGTGGCGATAGGCGCGGCGTATTTCATGGTTTGGCCTAACATTTCCAGGGTGACGTTAGACGATGTAAACGTATTCGTAAGCACGTCACCGGCGCGCCCCATATCGCGCGCCTCCAATCCGAACCCGGTAAGAATATTACTCGCAATATCGGCCGTGCGGGCCAGGTCCGTATTGCCCGCCGCCGCCAGGTTGAGCGTGCCCGGTAGCGCGTCGATTGCCTGCTTAGCGTTAAAGCCCGCCATCGCTAAAAACCCCATCGCGTCGGCGCTTTCGACGGCAGTGTATTGCGTCGCCGCCCCCATCTTACGCGCCTGCGCTGCCATCGCTTTAAGTTCGTCGGAAGATGCGCGGCTAACGGCGCCGACGTTGGCTATTGCCTGCTCAAAGTCGATCGCTTTCTTTATAGGGTAGACCAACGCCGCCCCCATTACCGCCGCAGGTACGGCGGCCTGGCGCGCGAATTGGCCGGACTTTGCCGCCACGCGCGACGACGCGCGCTGGAGCGTGTCGAGGCGCCGCGTGGCGTTGGTCGCCATACCGTTTACAACCTTCGACGCTTTGTCGACGGCCGATAAGATTATCGACGCCTGTAATACTTTCCTCATAGGACAAATTTACGAAATTCCGGCCATAAAAAACCCCGCCACCTTTTACCGGCGCGGGGTACAAATTGTAATCTCTCGATTATGCGATATTTTCGCGGCCCTTACGGCGCCGCGTTTATTCTATTGTATTGTTTGACGGCTTCGGCGTGTAACCGGTAAAGGGTTCGTGCTGGTATCGTTTCCATCATCTCGGTATAGCTGAACCCGCAAAAGTGGGCCAAAAATACTATTTCCGGTTCCCCTATCCGGTAAACCCCTCAGTGTTCAGCCGGACCATTAGCGCGCTAAAGGCGTGCATTGGCATTTCTTCGTAATATTCCATCGGCATAACCTTGCCGCCGATGCGACAAACCACGTGCATGAGGGCGGGATAGTATCGCGTTTCTTCGCCTCCCATAATCTGCTGGGCGCGGGTCACGTGCTTTCCTTTGGCCTCAATAATGCCGACGGCAAAAGTTTCTTTACCGACGGTTAGGTCAAATTCGACGGCCATGTTTTCGGCCTTCGGGGCGATAGGCCCGTTTGTTGTGTCTTGCATAATCTAATTTTTAGGGTGATATGGTAGGGCGGCGCCGTAACGCCGCCCCGTTGTTTAAATTCCGAGGTTAGCGCGGTACGTGGCTAACACGTCAACGCCGCCCACCTTGTAGATGTTGGCGATCGCGTCGTACTCAACCAGCGATTCGCCGTCGTACTCCAATTTTACCGAAGTAATGGAAATTTCGCTTTCCAGTTCTACGTTTTCGTGGGCCTTGAAAGTACCGAAAGGCACTTTCTTAAACGTGCACGTAAGGTAACACACGGCGGGCACTTGCTCCACTAAACCCGTCGCGTCGTAAACGTCGACGTTTCCGCGCAGTTGTACCTGGTGGGTGCTTAGCGGGTTGGCGGTAAGGAGGTAAACCTCTTTGTAAAGGGACGCCCACTTAAGCGTACCTTCCAATTTTTCAAACCCGGCGAAGTGCTCCGACGTTCCGATTTGCCCCAAAGGCATACTTTCAGACGTTTTGCTGGTCAGGTCCGGTAAGGTAAATTCCATAACCTTTCCTAACAGCGTTCCGCCGTCCAGGTATACGTTCGCGTTATTTACTTTGTTTATTGTCGATGCCATTACGCGATATTTGCTAAAAGCGACTGGTCTAAGTAGCTTTTAAATGTGATGCGCTCCGCAGGTGTCGGAGGCATAAAATTAATGTCGAAAACAAGGCGACCCGCTGCAATTTCGCTGGGCGAATTGTCCGCCGGGTTGTACGTGCAAACGCCGTCAACGAGGGCGCCACGGCCGACAAGCGAACGGATAAACGCGTTAACCGTTTCGCGGATAGCGTCGATAAGCGCCTGGTTAATCGGCCGGTCGATAAAGGGCAGCATAGCGGCCTCGACGCTTTCGTTAAGAATATCCTTAACGCGTTGGACTGCGATAAAATTGTCGGCTGTCGTTTCGATCGGCCACGCGCTGGAGCGGTTGCCCCACGTGCGGAAGCCCGTACCGAACGCGTTAAAAACGGTTACGATGCCTTGTTCGTTCAACTGGTTAACGTCGCTGTTGAGGTCGCTAATTCCGGCGGTCAGCATGACCACGGGACCCAGGGTGCCTTTGATCTGTCGGTTGCTCGGACTGTTCCAGTACCCTTCGGTATTGTCGGTAACTGCCATAACTCCAGCCAAGTAAGGCGAATAAGGGCGGTTAACCGTGGCGCCGAGTTGATCGACGGCCTTAACGTACGGATAGGTCAGTATAACCCGCTTATCGCTTACCTGGTAAGGTAAGACGGTAGACGCTCCGCCCCGGCTTGCGATCGCTGCGCTAATCGTCGTAGCGACGGGCGCGTCCAGGATAGTTACGCCCCGGTAGCTTTCCGCCTTAGCGGCCAATTTGGTAGCAACGGCGGCCACTTCGTTGTAAAGGGGGCTAATAAGGATGCGCGGCGTATATCCAAAGGTGCTGGCCGCTTCGTCGAGCAATTCAATGCCCGTGCGCGGCAAAGTAGCGGAGCCGTTTACAACGGTGCCGGTGATCGCCGTACCGTCGAGGTAAACGTAATCGGCCAGCAATTCCGTGCCGTTGGGGATTGTCGTAGTGTCCAGAATGCGAACGACGCCGAAGGCGTTAACCTCGTAGTGGGTTCCTGCGTCGTACGTCGTAGTGCCTGCGCTGTTAGTTACTACGATGTTACCCACCGGCGCGAAGTCCAGGGTGATCTTTCCGGCGGCCGTGGTTTGGCTTTCGTCCGCTACCGCGGTGGTGTGGTCGGCAACGTCGAAAACGTTAACCACAATAACCCGCGCGCCTCCCTGCGCAAAAATGCTGTCAAGGGCGGCGGGAATCGTAAAGCCGGGCACCTGTTCGCCGAAAGTTTCGACGGCCTGGCGTGGCGTTGATATAACCGTTAGGGCGTTAGTCGGGCCTTTCGGCGCGGTACCCACCAAGCCAATAACCGCGCTGCGCGCCTCGTTAATGGGGCGGACGCCTTGGCTCGTCTCGATAACTTCGGCCCCGTGCAAAAATGCCATATCTTTATATTTTTGTTATTAGTCGTTTCGACTTGTTGCTTTCAGGCGCTAAGATAATAAAAAAGTAGCGCCGGTAGCGTTTTAATTCTATCGGCGCTACTTTTTACAATCGCTTAAAGGCTTAGCCCGGTTAGATCAAACCTTCGGTAGGGTTGAAAACGACGTCCTTACCGGCGAAAAAATCCACGCTGAATTTGATAAACAGCCGGCTAACGTTGAGCGTGTAAAACAACGCCTTAACGTAGTGCTCCGCCCGGTCGCGATCGTCGGGCAAAAAGTCGGTACGTAAAACGTGGTCGACAAGTTCGGTTATCTCTTCGTTCGTCAGGTCGCGAAATTCCGCCTGGCTGTTTTGCAGCGCGGGGATAATTCCGGGAATTGTCGGGATAAGGGAAAACGCATAGGCCAAATATTCCGCCGTACTGTTTTTGCCGTCGCCGTCGCTGTCGATCAGGAACGCGCCTTTGATTTGCGCGCCCACGTAGGTAATGACGCGCTTCAACGACGTGACGCCCAGGGCGTTGACCGGTAGCGCGTCCGAAGCGCCCACCGGTACGGTCGCGCCTTTGCTAGCTTTAATGTCCATATCTGGATAGGTTATTTTGGTGAAAAAAATTGCTTGGTTATGTTTGCCCAATACTCCATCTACCGCGCCTATTAGGTCGGATAATTTTTGTTTGGTACGCTCTAATTCCGTCAAAACGTTTCCGTCGACCATTATAGTGTTATTTTATAGCCTCTTTTGCGGCGCTCAACGCCGCCTCCAGTTCCTTTTCTCTCCGCTCCAATTCCGCCACGCGGGCCCGTAAGCGCGCTACCTCTTCCGTAAGCAGGGCGTTATCCAACTTCGCCCGCTGCGCTTCGTCGCGCGCGGATATTAAATCTTGGCGAACTTCCATCAACGCGCGCGACAAATCCATAACGCGCGTGTTAAGGTCGTCAAATAGCTTGTTCCACTCGTCGAGGGCGCGCCGTAAATGACTCCCGCGGATGCGGTAAACTATTAGCGTGCCCGCCAAAACGGCGACGGCCACGGCGCCCGCCAAAATATTAAATTCCGCCTGGTACTCCGCATAAATCGCGATTAAGTCGCGTATGTTTTCCATGGGGTTATTTTTTGCCACAAATATAATAAATTTAACTTTGTGGCCTTGTACGTGTTGGCGGTTAGCGCGTAACCTTAAAGCCGATGCGGACCGCCATGTCTTTAATCGCGACGCCGCCGTACGGGCCTGGGCTGTTGTTTGACCCTCCCGCAAAGGTACCCGCCTGGCGCATAATCCGCGACTTTTTAAAGTCGAAAGATGTCTCTTTAACAGTCGACCCGGCGATAAGTTTATACCGCGCTTTGCCTCCGCTAAAGTCGCAAACGATCGCGCCGGTATCGCCGGACCGTACGACGGTAGTGTTTTTTTGGTCAAACTTAAACGCGCTGCCTGGGTAGTTCACGTAAGCGCCGACGACCCACGTTTCGGGCTCGTCGCCTGGGAAAAAGCCGGTAAACGCCGTATTGCTACCGTTACCCGAAAAGAAGTTAGTCAGACCGGCTAACTTTTGATAGTCGCCCCGGTCAGCGTCCAGGACGCCGTCGACGGTCCAATCGGCGGGCGACGACCAGCCGCCAGGTACAACTTCAAATTCTACCTTAAAACCTTTGGCCCGGAAAACCGGCCAGATGGGTTCGTACGGGCGAAAATTAGATTGCCCTTTCTTTACGGTGTAGGTTTTCATGGCTGTTTACAGTTTCACCATTCTGGTATTTTTAGAGGTTACCATTACATTAGGAATCCAGAACGAGGGGTGACGCAATATGGGGCGGTCGGTGCTGTCGCTGTCGTGTATCAAATAGGTAATGTTGTCCGGCGCAGGTAAAGCAATTCGCAGCATCCAGCGACCGTAAATTAACACGTTAAAATTACCCTCATTTGCGGTTCCCGTCGCGCGCATTACCGCCGGGTTCGTCGGGTGCGCGGCTACGTCGACAAAAAAGTTCGTTCCGTCGGTTCTGAACACTCGGTAACGACCCGCCACGTTTGCCCCGTAACGCGCAACCATACGCGCATCTAGGTCAATCCCAAGCGCAGCTAACAGCGTTTTCTGCGCCAAGTAGTTTACCAAGACGTTTCTAAAAGATATCCCGTTCCGAAATCTTGCGACCGCCATGTTAGTGCTGTTAATCGCTGACACCTCAATTTGCTGCGCAATCCCGAGGGTGTCGGTAGGGGCGGACCATACAACAGACGTATCGTTTACGCCCTCTATCCCCGTATTTGTTACCGTAATCGTACGGTATGTGAAAAGGGAATCTTGGTAAGGGAAATACGCGCTACTTTCGAAAATAATTTCCTGCGCGCTGGTGAAAAAGATACAAAGCATTAACGCCGATAAAAAAAAGTACTTTTTCATAATGTTTATTTTTAAATTAATTTGTTTTAAACCAAGAACCAAATGCCCAAACATATTCGGCTACTTGGTCGGTAAGTGTTACCGTTGCGGTTCCGGATGCACCGGGCGAAGCAACAAAACTTCCCGCTGAACTATCTAGTATAATCGTTCCTTCGGCCCAAACCTTCATTATCGTTCCCCCCACCAAGTTAGCCACGTCTATTGTCACGGTCTCACTGCTAACTATTGCATCAGTGTACACAAAGATGTTTTTAATGGGGGCGATTGTTGACGTTGCGTTTATAATGAATGTTTCGAGCCCGTACTCATTCGTATAGGCCAATTGACGGTAAGCCGAGCCGTCCGAAATTTCCGGTTTCACTTTTGTGGTGTTCCACCTTAGCCGCCCGGCTGTTGTGGCTGCTGGCGCTTCCCCTGTCGTCCCCCTTGCCAACTCAAACGCAGTTGTTTGTGTTTGTCGAACTAATCCGAGTGTGCTTTCCAGGGGGAATGCTGTTAACTCGTTTCCGGTGCCTGACCACATGGCGGGTCGGTTTGCGGTTACTGTGGTGGCTATTGGTCGGTTTGCTAGTGCGGTGGTTATGTTGGAGCCTCTTTGTACGTCGTTGGCACCCGCGCCCGTATCGGAAAAGATATAGGGGTTGGTGATTTGCCCTGGTGCTGTAATTTCAAGGTTTCCAGTTCCCGCGTTTTCAGTTATAAGGTATTCTGCTCCGTCACCGTCTTGGTCAACAAAATACGCCTCGTTAAGATCAACTAGTGATACTTCGCTAATAGTTCCATTATTGGCACTACCTGTTAGAAAATTACGGTATGCGCCGCCAAGATATACTTGTCGAAAGTTGGTCGTGGTGTTCAGCCATACGTCACCCTCTTTAGGGCTTACCGGGCCTGTGCCGCTACTGGTGTATGTGGGTAACTCATTAGTCACGCTTCCGTCTACTTCGGCTGTTAGGTAGGCTGGGGTAGTAGCCGTGTACATTCCACTCGTAGAGTTGAAAACAGGAATTTGCCCGTTGGCTGGCGCTGCGTCCGTAAACTTCGGAATCCTGTAAAACGACGTTCCATCATGCCCTTTTAGCCCCTTGGTTACGCTGTTAGCAAATAACAGCCCTTCCGCGCCCGTTAGTGTCGTGTTGTGCGGGTTGAGCCTTATTGCTGCGTCTGTACCGCCAATATCTACCTTGTAATTAGGCGCGAGATTATCAAATCCTGTGCGTTTATTGGTAGAGCTTATAAATATATTGTAATTTGAAGTCGCCCCACCCAGCGCAAAACCCGTGTTACCAGAACCGCCCGCGCGTATTATAGGAAAAGAAACAGATGACCCGTTTGCGTAATACCCTGCAATTAACCCTGGGTTGCTTGTGTCTGTTCTCCCAACCCAAAAAACACCTTTTTCTCCTAATGTTACGCCAAGATCATTACGGAACTCAACTTGGTACGCAGCAGCAGAAGAAAACCCAACGCCGAATCTGCCATTCGATGTATTATAGTGGAAATTATTACTGTAACCAAGATTATTGTCCGTCCAAACTGGAATTTTACCCGCCGCGCCTTGGTAGTCTAAAAAAGGCTTCCAAGTTGTCCCCGTGTACATTTCTAATGTATAGTTGGTAGTATTAAAAAACAACTCACCGAAATTAGCCGTAGCTGCTCTATTTTCAAGGGTGTTACCTGTTACTTGAAAGTAATCCGCGTTTATTTTTATTCTGTCGGTTAAAAACTGAACAGGGCTATCACCTAAAGTCGTCGCGGCTGTGAACATAGGCAATGTGTTAGTCGTTCCTGTACCCGTTACCCCACTACCAGTCGCCACAAAATTCGGGTAAGTGCCCGTAACCGCCACACTGCCCGCGCCAGTGATAGCAACAGTCTGATCTGGTGCTGTATTGGTCACAACAGGATTAGCAGGGTCGGTAGCGTTTACGCTTATTCCTGTTCCCGCTACGACTGTTGCAACACCGCCACCCGTGCCATTACTCGCTGCCGTTGCCCGCCCGTCAGCATCAAACGTCACATTGGCGTTTGTGTAGGTGGCTGGTGTTATCCCTGTGCTTGCCAATTGCGTTGCACCAATACTCCCCGCCACAACATCACCTGTAATGTCCGAACCCGTTAGGGTAAGGTCGATCGTTGGCGTATCTGAAACCGTCGTGCTTTCGCCCGCACCCGTGCTAATATCCGCCCGCACCGCCGCCAAACTATCCCGAACGACTTGCATCGAATCGTTCAGTATCGCCGCTGTTACATCGCCCACGCCGCCAGACCCGCCTACAAAATTGGCCGCATTGTACGCGTTATGGTTGTCTATCATTGCTTCCAGCGCGGGGCTAATAATTCCGGCAACCTCGCGAGGGATAAAATCGTTTGTACCTGTCGGGCGATAGATAAACCCGACGCCGGACGGCGCTAAGTTTAGCGCCTGTAAGCGGACCACTTGCAAAGTGGACGTTAAGAAAGTAGTCGAAACGACGACCTTAACGCGAAATCGGCGCTTATTTGGGTCGACTAAAATATCGCCTACCGCTATACCCGTGGGTAAAAAGGTGTTGTTAAGTTGGCTAAATAGGTGGGTGCTGCTTACTTGGTAAGTGCTATCAGTTAAGGTAGTAGACGCGCCAAACTGCGCACCCAAAACGAAAACGTCGTCGACTTCGCCGGTGATCTGTGCGGATAAGCTGAACGCGCAGAAAAGGGTAATTAGGGTTATAATGTGGCGCATAATTAGGCTATTTTTCCGATGATTATAAAACCGCCGCTAATGCTTGCGGCGTTGGGTAAGTTTAAATTTGTGTCGCCCGCCGTTGGCGCCGTCTGCGAAAGTAAAACGCCTGGAATGTTCCGCGCGTCCTGTCCGGTCGTTTCGCTTATAACTTCGTAAACGCCGTAAAGTTGTTCGCCGTCCGCGTCGCGTATTAGCAGGTTAACCGCTCCGCCGGTATAGGTCGCTGGGTCGACCCCTCCGCCAGGCGTGCCCCTCCACACGAACGACAACACGCGCGAAGCGGCGCCGCTGACCAGTAAATAGTTGCCGTCGCTGCTCTTCGTAAATAACGGCGCTGTGGCGCCCTCGTAGCGTACGCGGAGCGTCGTTTCTGACCCCGCGTTAAGGGTTACCAACGTGGTCGCCCCGGTGTTGGCTCCGGCCGTTACGCGGCCGTCTAATCCGACCGTTACCTGGTTGTAAGTTCCGGCGCTTACGCCGGTCGCCTCCAGGGTCCAAACCGCGCCGGTACCGCTTACGATAATGTCGCCCTTATCGCCATCGGCGACCGTGGCGGAGGCGAGCGCAGCGGCTAGGCCGGTAACGTCGGCGATCGCGATTGCATCGTCTACAATGTGGCGGTAACTATCAATAAAATCGGCAAATTGCGTTTCCGTCGGAAAGTCGCCGGTATTGAAATACGATTTTAAAACGGTCCTTGTTTGTGTCGCCATTGTGGTATTAACTTACGCGGAAAGTTCCGCTTATTGACCAGTACCCGACGCCCGCTTGCACCACGGGCGCAAGGCTAACCGCCAGGTTATTATATTGTATTTTTCGCGCCGTGGCAAGTAACGAATAAACGCGATCTGAGCCGAAGCCCAAAACCGCGCCGGTACCGGCCAGGGGGAAAAATGCGTTTTCGCTTGGTTGGTTGTCTACCTCCAGATCGCCGACCCGTTGAAAAACGTTTCCGGGGTAGGCTGCCAGGGTAAACGTAGGACCCTCTAAGCCCGTGGCGGCGACGTAAGGCGTACCGCTAAGCCGGTCGATTAAATCGGCCGCTAAGGTCGTCTTTGTCGCTCCGCCGTCGATGTAAATAAGGCTTTCCGCGCCCGTCAATTCTGCAAACGATCGGACGGCAATTTCTCCGCTTGGCAGCGAACAAAAAAAGCGTTGGTTTTCGTACTCTACGACCTCCGCCAATTCCGATATTTTTACGTTTTCTAGCACGCGATTGTAAAATTAGCGTCGGTTAACAAAGGTTCGGCGGGTTGGCCCGTCGTACCGTCGAGGTTCAACGGTGCGCCCTGGTCGTCGGTGGCCTCCATTATAAAGCGGTAGCAGGTAACGACAAGGTGAAAAACGAAAATGCCGTCCGCATGGTTCTTAAATTCGTTGGTGCGAAACATTAATTTCGACCAGCCGATCGGCTTAAATCCTAAAAGTAGCCGCATAGCTAAGCGGAGGGCTTCGTGGTACCCGCGATTGCCGCGCAGGCGTTGCGCCTCGAAAACTACATCGAGAGTGCAAAATTCTGTCTGAGCGACCGCGCCGGTAAGGTGGACGGCCGGGTTTTTGCTATCGGCCCCATCGCCGAAGTTGCTACCGGAATAGGCGACCGTAACGCGGGGCTTAAAGCCCGCCGGGCGCTGCAATTCCGCTTCGGTGTCCGGCAACGTCTTAACCTCATAGCCCAGGGGTATGAGGGCGCTAAGCCTTGCGGCTATCGCATCTTCTAACCTGTCGTAACTTAGCGAAGTGGTAGCCATTATAGGAACGGGGTTAAGTTTGCGCGGAACGTTTCGCCGTCGTGTACCGCGTCGACCGAAGTAACGTAATATTCCACACCGTCGACCGTTACCTTTTCGTCGGTTTGGCGCGCGTGTACGCGTTCCAAAAGTCCGGGTAAGTCGCCGCTTTGGTACTCCATCGTATACCGGTTAGGCTCAAAGGGCATACCGGCCAGCTTGTACATTTCAGACGGGTTGCCAAACAAAACGATGCCCTCCCACGTCGCCAGCCCGTCGGCGCTTGTGTAACTCGCCGTAAAGCCGAAACGGCCTTTAGCAAGGGTAAACACGCGCTTTTGTAGGCTATCGAAGTAGGAGGGCATAACGTCGTTTTTGTACGCTGTTTAGGCGTTTACCAAAAGCACTTTTACGGTCGTGTCGCCGCTCAAAGCAGCTTCTACGACCTTACCGACCAAGGTGTCGGTGTTCGTGGTGTCCACGGCGGCGCCAGCGTCGCTGTAAACCTTAGCGCCAACGCTCAAAGCGCCGGTAAGCTTCGGAATCTCGAAAACACCCTCAACGCTAATAGCGCATTTTTCGCCCGCCAGTACGGTCGTGTTTGCGATACCGACAAGGGTGCCGACGACGACCAGGTCGCCGCTGGTGTAGCCGCCCACGGGCGCCACTACGTCCACGCTGTGACCTTGCTGAATGTAATTAGTCATTTTGCTAATTTTTCAATTTTTTATAAATTGCCGCCACGCGGTTAGGCGCGGCGGCGTTTCGTTCGGTTGCGATTAAACGCCCGCGTTCTTATAAAGTCCACGGTGGTCAATCGCCTTGGTGCCGAAGTCCATACGGGCCTTCAGTTGCATACCGTCGACGTGGAAACCATCCATCGTTTCGGTGTACAGTTCACCGGCTCCAGACAAAAACGCGTATTCGATCGTATCAACGGTCGAAGGCGTGGCGGAAAGGAACCAAGCGGAACCCAGGCGGGGGTCAACCACCAACGTAAGGGCACCTTTCCAGATGTTTACGTTTGCAGTGCTGTCCGCGTAAATGTTGCCGTTCAAAATCGCCAAGGCGGTAGCCTCCAAATCAGGGCCGACGATCAAATACGTGGGCGTCAGGTTCAAATAACGGCCGTTCATGCCGGTTTGCTTGCGGAACGTAGCGCGGGCGGCCGACAAAGACGTCGTGCTCAACGCGGTACCACTTGCGGCCTGGTTGGCGTGTTGCGTGCTGAAAAGCGCGAAGCCGTCAGACATAAGGGGGTTACCCGTCAGGATGCCGTAAACCAAGTCGCTTTGCAGTTGCGCAGCTTCGGCCGCCATTGCGGCGGGGATGCGGCTAAACGCGCCCAGGTCGTCGTTAATCAGGGCTTGGCGGGTAATGGTAATAAGCTTACCGTAAGTCTTAACGGCGTAGCTTTCGGCTTTGTCCGTGAACTTGCCCGCTTTGTATTCGCCGCCTTCCAGAACTTCCTCAAAGCCTCCGATCATGCCGGAAAGCTGTACGGTAGTCTTTTCGCGGAAATCGTTAGCTGTGGTCTGGCGGGTGAACGCCTGGAACGTGCGCGGAGCCTCCAGGTAAGCCGCCTGCAACGCCCGGTTAACCGTGTTGCCCAGGATGTTGACAAAGTCGCTGGTGCTGTGCGCGCCGTAGGCGCCACGAGTCAGGACCATACGGGCAATTTCCATTGCCGACAATCCGCGTACCTGTACGCCGCGAGCGGTCAACTCTTCGCGCGCCATGTCCAAAAGGGTCATGTTGCGGAAATTCCGCGCGTCGTCGCGGAGTGTTACGCCCGCAACGCCTGAGCGGTGCAAAATGGCGTTTTCGATCGCGGCCGCGCGGGTTACGCTTTCGGCTTCGCCGGTTACGGCCGCGCTGGGCGTCCGTCCGTCTTGCGCAGGGGCGGCCGAAGCGGCCCAAACGCGGGTAATTTCGTCCTGCGCCATTTCGACGCTAACGCCCCGTTCGACTAACCCGTTAACCACGCTTTCAGGCGTACCGGCCACACGGGCAAGTTCCTGGATGCGTCGAATACGTGCGCGCTCGTCCGTGGCGATTTGTGCCGCGTTGCGCGTGTCCGTAGCCGTCGCGGCTGCTGGTTGGGTAGTCGTCGCGGGGGCTTGAACTGGCGCCGCTTGGCGCGTTTCAACCGTGGGGACCTCTACGGGTGCCTGGGTTGGGTTGTTCTGCTCTTCCATTCTAACAACTGATTTTAAAAAGTTAACATTGTTTGTGTCGGCGCTATCGCCGCTGCGAACTTGCGCCTTGTAATCCGCCGGAACGGGAACGATAGACACCTCGAAAGGCTCCCAATCTACCGCTTTATATTGGTCGGGCTTGTCCTCAAATTCCGTAATTTCGTACGCATACACGCGATAACCCACGGAAATATTACGTAAAATACCGTCGACGACGTCCTTAAAAAGATCGTCGGCGTTTTCCCGCTTCGAAAACCGAACAATCGCCCGGCCCTCTTTGCCAACTATCCGCGCGCTTTCCACCACGCCGATAACACTGTCGGCGGTGCGGCTGTTTGCAAATTCGTGGTTATCTATCAGCGGCGCGCCGCTTTGCAGGCGCCCCATACGTACATGGGCGGGGTTAAAGCTTAGAGTTTCGTAATACGCGCCCCGGTAAGACTGCCTTAAATAAGGCTCTTCCGTGGCGAATGTTACCTCTACCGTGCGGGCCTCTTCGTTTATCGTTTCCGACCGAAAAAGCGCGCGGACGTGTAGATGCCCCATTTGCCCGGTGCCGTCCGTGTGTGCTGCTGTCGTTTGGCTGTTATCCGCCATCGTTTACCTTGTTTGCCGGTGGCGCCTTGGTGGGCGCTCCCGTTGTGTCATTTCTTTTGGGGTCGTATCTTGGGTCTATTGTGGGTTTCGCCCCTATGCTGTCAAATAGCGCCATATCGGCCACTATTTCGGCTCGTAGTATTTCCGGGTCGCCCCCCATCTCCCTAACGACGTCCTGCCAACTGGTAAGCCCTGCGCGGATAAGATCGTTAAGGGCTTTCGTCTCCTTAACAGGGTCGATCATTTCGCGGCGCGGCGCCGTCCAGCTTGTTTCTATTTCGGCACCAACGCGAAGCTGGCCCGCGACCGTGGCCGCCTTAACGAACCAATCCCAAACCGGCGCGCATAGTTGCAAAATTATAACGTCTTCCTGCAATTCCTTGATACTTCTGCTTTGCTCAATCCAACCCATGCGGCCAGATGAAAAGTTGACGTTCGATAAATCGCCCGTGAACGCTTCGTAAGTTAAGCCCGCACCGGCCGCCGCGCCGCGCAGTATCGCCCGGCTGTACTCGTCGTAATTTTCCACCGTTGGCGGCGTTCCGTATTGGATGCCTTTGCCCGGCGCCAGGTACTCTATCATTCCGGGCTCCACACGTTCCATTGGTAGCCCGTCAAATTCCGGGTCGCCTGGTCTGACTTCGCCTTCGCCCGTTACAAATATAGAAAAACAAGCCGCTATTTTTTGCCGTATTAGCTGCGCATCTTCGTACTCGGAAAAGTCGCGAAGCGCGAACAACATAGACGCCATTTTCGACACGCCGCGAAGTTGGCCGGGCCGATCTTCCGTGTAAATATGTAAGATTTGGTCGGCCGGTACGCGGTCGCTGGTAAGGCTCCGCCAGTGCGTGTTGTCGTTCGGGTGTTGGTTCCACAACCAATAGGCCACGACGCGCCCGTCGCGGTCCGTTTCGATGCCCGCGTCGATGCGGCCGCCGTCGCTCATTTGCGCGTGGCTTTTGCCGGTGTCCAAATAATCAGCCTCCAACACTTGTAACTGCAAAGGGACGGCGCGCGAAGCGTCGCGGCGCTGGCGTATAAAGACCTCGCCATCTACGTAGATCGCGTTAATTACAAGTCGCTGAATAACGTAAAAGTTTTTACGCCCCATGAAATCGCAGGCGGTAGTTTCCGCCCAGGCTTTCCAAAGGGCATTTGCTTTTTTGTTGTCCGTGGCGCGTTTGCTGCGAATCGAAATTTTGACGCCCGGACCGACCACGCCGGTACGGGTGACCGTGGCCGACTTGTTGGCGTAAGGGTTATTACGGACCATGTCGCGCGCCCTTGCGCGTATAGTTTCGCCCGCTCCGATAATCTCGCGGTCGGCCGACCCTCCGGTCGTGGTCCAGCCTTTAGCACGCTTACCCCGGCTGCCTGCATCGTACCCGCGCACCTGCCCCAACGCATAGCGCACCTGCTCGCGCCGTAACGCGGTGGTGGGTGATACAAACTCGATTATCTTATCAATCAATCCCATAGGGTAATTTATTTGCCGCTAACATAACAACCCACGTTTCGCCCTGCGTATGCCGCCGGGCGGGCGGCGTTTTCGCTCAATCCTAAAGCGTCCGCCATATCTGACAAGATACGCCGCATTTCGTCAAGGCTTCGGTACGTTACCATTTTGTCGGAGTATTGAACCGTTTTAACTCCCTGCGCGTATGCTTTGGCAAGTTCGGTGTAGTCTTCCTGCGTCCAGATCGGTTCCATGCGCTTTTATTTTGCGCTAAGGTAGTAACGATTTGTCGAACTACCAAAAATTTGACTTGCGCCGCTTCGCCTTCGGGGCGTCCGTGGCCGCTTCGCGCCGCGCTGCTGGTGGGGCAAATACGGCCGCCTGCGCTGCTTTCCAGTTCGCCGCCTCCCATCGGTCAACCCCGACGATCGCGGCCGCTGCGCGGGCGTATGCGCGACAATCTAGCGCCTCGTTGCGTTCCTGCTGCTTCTCCCAACTGTACGCCGTGAACCCGCGCGGGTTTTTGCGCGCTACCAGGCGCTCCGCCGTAAGCATCTTAAAATAGCTTACGTCGTAGTCGGAAGGGAACCGGCAATACATAGCAGGGTCGTCGCCGTCCGGGCCCAGGGAGAGGTTTAGCGCGCCGTAAATTTCGGTCTTCAAAATATCCACGCCGATGTTCCAAAGCATCGTGGTGCCCGTCCGCTGTCCGTTTTGCATTATGTGGACGCTTTGCGGCGGCCGTAACATTACGCTTTGCGTGCTACCGCTTTGCCCTTTTATCGGCACGGCGCGCGACGCGCCTACCGTCCGGCAAAACTGATAAACGTGGTTCGTGTTGTACCCACTATCTATCGCCATGCGGTAGATGCCAAGGCGCGCCCCGTCGGGCCGTTCAAAGGTTTCGTTAAGCAGCGCCCGCAAGTCATCCCACACGGGCGCCTCGCTCGTCTTGCCGGGTAATACGCGGTAGTCGATGGACCACGACCGCAAGCCTTCCCCCCATCCGACGACCTCCACCTCGATGCGGTCGTCCTGAACATCGGCACCGGCGGTAAGAATGGCCACGCCCGGCGGTACTTCGCGCGTGCGGTACCCGCCGCGCCGCTCGAAAAGGCGGTCGTACTCAGGCACCAGTATTTTCTCTTTCCACGTTTCCCCCAAAACAGTGTTAACAAAAACTTTAAGGGCGTTTTGGTCGTTCTTACGCGTCGCCTTCAAAAATTCGTTGGCCGCGTCGCTCCAACTGTACCAGCCCAAAGGGCTGTAAAGGCTGCTAAGGTGGTACCCTACCTTTCGCGTGTGGGCGTCGACGTCCGCCGTCGGCACCCACGTACCGCGCGCCAACATTCCGGGTTTAAATCGCTCCGCTATGTGTTCCGCGCAGGCTTCACATTGGTACGTGGCATCCGTTACGGGGTCGTCGGCTTTGTTAAACCGCACGTTGTCCCAGACAAGGCGCTGCGCGTGGTCGCAAAACGGGCAATTAACAAAGTAAAATCTTTGGTCGGTTTGGGAAAATTCCGCCGCTATCCTGCTCGTTGCTTCCATTGTCGGCGTCGAAAGTTGGAAAATCTTTTTATTGGCAAACGTCCGCGTCCTGGCCTTAGCCAAATCGACCGGCGACCCTTCGCCGTCCAGGTCTTGCGGGAACGCGTCGACCTCGTCAAGCAACAACACGCGCACCGGTACGGACCGTAAACCGCTGGCGGAGTTGGCGCCCGCTAAAATAAGCGTTCCGCCTGGGAAGTCTTTTTGTAAAATAGTGTTCCCTTTGTCGCGGCTCTTAATGTCCGCGATCTTGTCTTTAAGCGTCGGGCTCGCCTCTATCATCGGGTCTAACCTCATTTTGCTGTTCCGCTTCGCCGTCCCTTCGGTGGGCATAACGTACATAATTGGGCACGGGTCCAGGTCGACAAAGTAACCGACGACGTTGAAGGCGGTTTCCGACGCGCCAATTTGCGCGCCCTTCATAAAAATAACCTCTTCGGTTTTGTCGTACGGGTCGAAGCGGTCCATGATTTCGCGGAGGTACGGCGTTCGGCTTGTCCGCCACCGGCCTGGCTCCGCCGCCGCGACGCTGGAAAGATACCGGTGTGTGTCGGCCCACTCCGAAGGGTTAAGCCTGCGCGGCGGTCTGAGCCCATCCAAAAAGCCGACGATCGTTTCCCAGGTCATATTTTAAGATTTTTGTCGTCGGCGTCGGCCAGGTCGTTAAGGGCTTCGTCGAGAGCTTCGGATAGGATGCGCAGCGCGTCGACGCGGTCCGGCGACGCCAGCAAATCGTCGACAATGCGCGCGGGTACCGCCCGGACCCGTCCGCGTACCTTTTGCGCGAACTCGAAAAGGGCGTCGTATACGCGCGCCTTTTCGACAAGTATGCCCTTAGTCTTTTGTAACTCCAGCGTCTTGCGCTCCAGGTCGACGCGCGCCTGGGCTTTTTTAATGTCGTTGAACGTCGACGACTTTGTTATCCCATCGGTTCGGACGCCTTCGGCCAGATAGATTTTTTGCCGCCCGTCCTGCGCGTTGGCGTCCCACTCGATCTGAGCGGCGGCGGCGTTGTACCTGACCAAGCCGGGACCAGCGCCGGGCACCCATGAAACGCCCTCCGATAAGCGGCCGTCTGTGCGGGCGTCCCTTATTGACTTGGCGGTAACTCCAAACATTCGCGCCAATGCCGCGCCGGTTAAATTGAAATCTTTACTATCCACGGACTTTTGAGTTTTTGCAAAAATACGAAAAACAAATTAATGGCGCGCCGGGCGTGGTAGGCATTTTTTAAAATTCTGACTGTTTCGTTTTCGGGGCTT